TTTTTAAGTATGGTTTGAATCTTGTCGGTAAGCGCAATCTCATCTTGGTCGGATGAACCTGTGTCTGAAGTGAACTCAGTAACGGCAGACCACTCACGCCATGCCTTCTGAATCTCTCTTAACTTTGCATCTCTACTCATAGCCATATCTTACCACCTTTAGTTATTCGCTGGAGCAGGAGCAGGTCTTTCTCGACCCGTTCCGTCATAAATCAAACCATCGCCATCACGGTCAATTGGTCCAGATAGGAGACTGCGACCTTCAGCGGTGAGAGGTTTTACATAATCAACGCTAAAGCCATAAAAACCTGCTTTGCCGAGCCAAGTCGGTTTTCCTTCATAATCCTTACGCCTATCGTAACCAAGCATGGCGAACTCGGCTGGGAATGGGAAGTCTGGGCTTTTCATGTCTCTCACCTCTCCCTTTTCTTCATCATAAAGTCTGCTGTAAAGAGACTTGAAATCATCAATATCTTCTTGAGTGAAGAAACCTTCTGGGGATTGTTGGATTACAGACTCAACATAACTTTTCATTCTGACTGCCGTATTTGCAACATGGTCTGGGTCAAAGTCGTATCCAGCATTAGCCCAATGGCGAGCGCCATCTTCAAGACCAGCAAGAACTTTTATGTAACCGAATCCTCTGTGAGTAAAGAAATCTTCAGTTTGTTGAATAAAGGCTTTTGCAAAACCTGTTCCCCTATGGTTATCATCCATCTGTAGCCATTTATGCTCAACTGCCCAAACACCCGTAGTCGGGTCTTTGAAGAAAAGTCTCTCGAACTTTCCTACTGCATTATCGCTCTCGTCATATACCCAGCCTTCTACATAAACCTCTCGCGCTTCGTCTCGGGCTAGGTCTCCATAGTCATCAGACATTTTTCCTGCATTACTAATTCTTGACTCAAGAGTTCTCTCAACACCATCTTTATCTGTATATGTATGTTCCATATTAAACACTTCTTCAAAAAATGGCATTAAGTCTTTTACAGATTTTCCGCTTGCTTCTCTTATTTTTTCGGTGTAGTCATCCCGCTCAATTTCAATATAAGCCTTGATTCTTTCCTCTGTGACTCTATCGGTCATCTCATCAATCTCGGCTTGGGTAGGAGATTTTCCTTGGTATTCCTCGTAAGCCTCAATCTCTGCCTTAACATAATTAGTAATAGCCTGTTCTACAAGAGGATAAGTTTTTTCATCGTTCAAAAGCATTTCACGCAACTCATCTTCGCTTACTGGGTCAAAAAGAGCATCTAAATCCTCAAGAGCGAAACCGCGATTTTCCCATTCAGCGATACGGGCTTTTTCTTCATCCGTGTATCCAGCCGTAGCCCAATTGCCGTGACTTGATTGGTCGTGCTGACCTTCTAGGTGCTTCAAGGTGGGAATTAGCCCCGCTTCAAATTTAATTATTTTGTATCGCTTCTCAAATGTTTTTGGAACTTCCCAGAACTCTTTTGGCAAGAGAGCCACTTTTTGCTCGGCAAATCCTTGACCGCGTGTGTTGTACCAAGAATTCTGCCCACGGGTTTCCGTTGTAAGCGCTCCGCGAGCGGTCTCTGTAAACATCTGTGAATGGTGAACCCAAGCGGATTCTTCTCCATCTTGACCGAAACCTCGACCTGTCGCCGCGTGTCCAAAGAAATCGTGAACTGCTCGGAACTTGTCATTCTGGTCATCGGTGAAGAATGGGTGAGAGCCTGTAGAGGCTGTTCTTAAAACTTTTAAGGTTCCCTTGCTTGCATCGGCAAACATCTCTCGGGAAGTTTTGTATGGGTCTGCATCTACGAACTCAACCTTAATTCCCATAGTCTTTGTCATGTATTCGAACTGGGCTTCTACCTCTGTAGCAAGGGCTTCATAGGCTGGAAATGCTTCTTCCTGAACCGTAGGCAACTCATCGTAAGCATCGGCAATACGCGCCGCCCTTGCTCGGTTAGCAACTGTCTTTTGATAATCAATGGAATCATCTTGCTTGATTCCTGCTTTGAAGGCGTACTCTTTCGCGCCATCTCTTGCAGATTTAACCGAATCTGCCCCAAAACGACCAGATGCCCAACTGCCATGTGTGGCTTGGTCATGCTGACCTTGTAGGTGTTTTGTTACGCCTTGGTATCTTCCGAGGCAGACATGGGGCGATTCTTCTCGATTGCGTTGAGAATCTCCTCCGCGAACGCCTTCTTCTGCTCTGGAGTCATTTGATTGACGGGGATTGGAACTTCCGTCAGCAACGGCTTTGTTTGCTCTGTCATCTACCTCATCCTTCATATAGATATATTCGTCTTTATCAATGTCGTACACAGATTGTTGGTCATTATCAAACCCAGCGCGAACTGCTTCACCTCTGGAGTCATAACGGCGTGAGACATCAAGGTACACGGTTCCTTGGTCTTTTACAACCCATATACCAAAATAGGCTCCGCGCTCGCTGAGTGCATCTGCGTTCTTCTCGATATAGTCCAAAAGAATCTTTCGGCTATTATCACGACTTGAGAAGAAATCATCATAGGGAACTGTTTCTTCAGCCCCAGCGTTTGAACACATATATCCGCTAGTAGGTTCGTTACGGCTAGAAATATCCAGACTAAAGCCCGTTACATCTTTTTGGCTCAAGCGGTCAATGATGGATGTATAGACGGTGCCACCTGTAGCCCAATTACCGTGGGTTTTCTGGTCATGCTCACCATGTTTTTTAACGGCTTGGATAATCTCAACATCTTCAAGAACGGTTCTAAATCTACTCATTTATCCACCCTTTGAAAGACTGCGACCTTTTCCTCAGACCCTATACCTCTTTTGTACCCCAAAAATAGCAAATCCGTACTGCGAGGCAGTAGAACTTCTTTCTCTCTATCTGAAACTGAACTCGTATCATTAACGGAGGTTCGATAAAGGTCTACTGCAATTCCTTTGCCGCTCTTAGTTGGGCTTGGAAGAATGACAGCAACGGTATCAGGTGTGTCATATATTTCGCCAAGCGCATCCCGAGCATCCGTATCTTTGGTTAAATCTATTCGTGTAGTTGATAGATAACCCTTATCTCTGAGAGTGTCGCCTGGGGCTAACTGCGCTAAAACAAAATTATCTACGACTCGGAATAAAGTTTTATCTCCGAACATATCTGGAGCCTTATCAATCAAAGAATCTAACCCATCAACCTTTTCTTGAAGAAATTTTATTTCATAAGAATCTTCAAAACCTCTTGGGTTGCGAAGAAATGCGTTTATATTTTTATATCCCTCTTGAGAATAACTATCTATAGCATCATGCTCAAAGGTTTCAACTCCAACGATTTTGCCGTCTCTGTCTACTCCATAGCGCTCGCTATAAACCATCAATGCTGGGTCATATTCAGATTCTTCATCAAATGTGCCTAGGGTTAGTAAATCTGGATAATTCTCACTTAAAGCCCAGTTACCATGAGTGGATTGGTCATGTTCTTGATGTTTGGAGACGACAAGGGTTAGCCCCTTATCAGAATCGTATTGAAATCTCTCTAGGCTCATGGAATCAACTCTACATCCCAGACCTTGCCACGGATAGCAGTAACTTTGAATTTGCTACCACGCGGTAATAAGAATTCAGCCTCATTAGCGTTTCTATCCCAGTTTTCTTCACTTTGGTCTTTATATCCAGAAGGAAAAATTCCTTTGCTACCCGCTGGTAATCTCAAGCGCATTGCTAAACCTTGATACATACTTCCTGATGTTCCGAATTGCTGAGCAACTCCAGCATCAAGAGTGGTGGAGACATAACCTTTATCTTCAAAGACATCGCCTACTGTTAATTTTTCAAAAAAATTTAATCCGTTGCCTTTGATGCCTCGATAGGCAATAACTTCTTCTCTCAAAGGCGGGGCTGTCTCTATTGCTTTATCAAGGAACTCAATAGTGTCCTTAAAAGACCTCTCGCTTACCTGTGGGTCTCTAAGTGCATCATTCAGGCTATAACCAAGAGCGCTTTCATATTCACCAATTGCTCTGCGAAATTCTGGATACTTTTCTTCCGTGAATCCCTCTTTGCGCTGGCTTAAAAGCATTTCCTCAAAGTAAACATCACGCTCTTTCATGGTGCCGAATACCTTCATCTCATCGGTATACCATTGAGCCAAATCATCATAATTTCCCGATGCCCAATTGCCATGAGTTTTTTGGTCGTGAGAGCCGTGTTTTTGAACATCTTCAATTCCATCGTGAATGAACGGCATATTGTTAAATAAGAAGAAGAATTCATTTCCAAAGTCTTTTGCCTTTTGAACTGTATGAGGCTCGACCATTTTTACCTCTATAACTGTGAACTCTTTGCCCTCTTGTTTTGTCCAACTTGAGAGGTCGCCTCCTGACCTATCTGGCGTTAATTTGAAAGTAGGAGTCTCCAAAGATTTGTAATTTCCGCTTTTAACCGCTTCGTAGGCTATCTTTGCATATTCTGGGCTAAAGCGAGTTTTATCGTAAGTAGCAATTTCATAAAAGTCTGGGTACTGGTCATCTCCAGCAGTTTTCCTAGGTTCAAATATGCTTCGGCTCCAATAAGGCGTAGAAACTTTATTGATTGAGACAACCTCAAATTTACCGCTAGTAATTACTTCATGGTCTTGAGGATAAGTGCTATTTTCTTTTTTTAGAGCAACTCCCTTAGCACCTTCTTGAATCTTCATAACAACGCTTCTTTGTCCAACCCCAGCCACATCTGCGGCATACCAAGTAGCAACTCCTATTGAACGGGTAGTTGATACCAACGGCATATCAAAAACATCGCCAGGCTTTGTAGAAAGTAGCGCATCTAAACTTGCTTGGTCTTGCGGGTCGCTTGAATCAGTCATTCCTCGATATAGCGCTGGTTGAGGCTTACCATTTGCAATGGCGGCAAGCATCCCTTTTGCTTCTTCACGGCTTGGCTTTCCCCAGCCTCTATCCATCATGTAATTCAAATATCCACCTTGGTCAAAAGGTGTTTTTGGAACTTCAAGACCTAATTCTTGACAGGCATATTTTCTAAAAAGAGCAATAAAGTTTTGTCCGTCTGGACCATGTTCCCATGCTTCCCATGCCTTAGCGGTCATACCTCCAGCATTACGAGGACTTTCTGGAATTGGGTCGTTTGGATTCCAACTGGCTATCTCTCCACCTGTTGCCCAACTGCCATGAGTTTTCTGGTCGTGACCGCCACCTTCGTGCTTAAGGACATCGCCCTCATAAGGAACTGGGATAAACCTCGGGTCTAGCGGAGGTTCAACAATTTCTAACTCATAGTTATCCAAGGTCAATCCCCTCCTCTCGATAAGCCTTCTCAAGCCCTGCGGCAAATTCTGAACCGATTGCCTTGCTTGCAATATAAATCTGATTCCTAGCAAACTCTACTCCGTGACCATCAAAGGGAGTTCTTTGGCTAATCGTGGTCGCATAATGAGCGATTTCATGCAAGATGGTTGGCTCAGCCTTTGAATAACCTTTATTAAAAACCATAGATGTATATGGCTGACCGTTCTTAAATCCAAAAGTGTAGCGACCCGCTGAATTTATATCCAGCAATTTAACTTGAGGCTTAGCAACAACTCCGCCTGTACCAAATTCTTCCTTGAACCAATCTGACCCAATTATTTCATCAAGATACTTTTGTACTCCAGCCTTTGAACCATCTAAATGTTTCTCGCCTAAAGGTGACTGAATATTTCTATGGCTTTCTATAGCCCATTCGTCAAATGCCTTTGAATACGCTTTGTAAGCCTTGTCATATTCTTCTTTTGTTGCAAATTCAACTCTAGGTTTGGGAGGAAATGGCATAGTAAGTTCTCGTTGCGTATGCGGTTGGAATTTATCTTCTGCCTTATAGACTTTAGTAACTAAAGGGTCGCCTCTGCCAGTCTGAAGATTGTAAATTTCTCTATGGCTTAATCCGCTTGAACCTTTTCCTGAAGCCCAGTTACCGTGGCTAGATTGGTCATGTTCGCCATGCTTGAGAACTGGGATAAGCCCAGGCTGGAATTTAATTACCTTCATTTAGTGCCTCTATCTGGAGGCAATATTGTGAAAGTACAACGACAATTAGGATGAACAATTGGATTAGGAAGCCCAATAGAAAATAAACCGTTCCATGGAACTACTTCGCCATTTAACGGAGCGCAAATATCGCAAGTGCGCTCATCTGGAGCAGTAACCCATATTTTCATAGATGCTGGGTCTATGTATCCCGCTTCATCGGCTTGACGATAACCCTCTGCGCGACCTTCATTCTGGGCTATCTGGATTTCTGTGCGAGCAATCATCTTTGCTCTAGCGCTCTTGAGACGGTCTGCATAAGCGGTAGCAGATTTCTGGGCGCGTTCGATTGCTTGAGCCTCTTTGATACCAGCCTTAATTAAACGGTCTAGTTCACGAACCTCAAACTTTCGAACGGCATCAGCCCACTTTGGATGGAGACCAATAATGTTTTTGATGCGAACTGCTGTACGGCGAACATCAATCTGCTCGTTAAATGAATCAATAATAATCTTACGGATTGCCTGACGGGTTAAATCATCAATGCTAGTTACCAACTGCCCTGCTCTACGAGATGCAAAGGCTAGGGAATTAGGGTTGGTCTTATCAAAAGAAAGGCTAAACGCAATTGGCTCTGGATTAACTCTTGCCCAATTGGGAATCTTTGTAAAATCCATATTTGCCATGGCTTCAGGATTAGCAATTCGAACTTGAGTGGGGATAAATGCTGGCAACGCTAGAGCAGGGGCAATATCTCTTAGCCCCTTGATTGCATCTTTTCCACCTAGGTCAATGATGTTGAGTAACTGCGCTTCAATCTTAGGAGCATCGCCATTTACAGAGATTGCTCGGAGCAAGCGGTCTAAAGTATCGGCATCAAGTCGCCCGAGAATACGAGCCAACTCATCCACCTTAATTTTGTCCGTTGCGTTACGGATTGCATTAACGAGAACTCGCGCCATTGCCGCTTCCTCTGCGGTAAGAGGGTTTCTGGAGCCTTCTGAGCCAGAGCCGAACCTAATTGCCATGCTCTACTCCAAATCGCCGTCTAGCGGTTCCTGTCCTTCTGGAATATCCAGTTCTTCTTCCAAAGATGGCGGTGCATCAAAGTTTTCTGGAGCCGTAGCGCCTTCTGCATCTGGCATCGCTGGAGCGCCATAGGCTTCTTGTCCATCATGCTCGGCAGGTGGTAATCCAGCCAAATCACGAAGGTAATCTTCCAACTTAGGGTCTGGCATAAGAACACCAGCGGTAGCCAACTTGGTTACGAAGTCTGAAATCTCAGTCAAATCAACATGGCTTACTTCTCCGTAGGTCAAGAATGGAGCGCGTGAGGCATCCATTCCATTAAGTTTTAGGAGGCGTGGAATCGCATATTGATTAAATACTTCGGCAATATTTTTAGCGATTGAATCAACTGCCATTGACCACAAATCCATCTTAGTCGAGCCAAGAGCATAAGAACCAACGCGGTCTGAGCCTAGAAGAATAA